ACGGGTCGATTTCGTCGCGCGAAACATCGATAGCGACGCACTGGCGACACGTACGATGGTCATCACCGCGGCCGTCGAATCGTGGCTGCCGGAAGCAGAAAAACGACTCTGTGAACTTGGCGTGCCGCCTCCACCAAGGAAGAAATGTTTCACGTGAAACAAAGCGAAAAGTGCCTCCACTATCGATGTCAACAATTCCTGGTCGAATCCGGCCTGTGGCGCCGATTGCTGATCTTTCACGTACCGAACGAACGTCGAGGTGACATTGGTACAGGTATCCATTTCAAACGCATGGGCGTGCGCCCCGGCGTTGCCGATTATCTCGTATTCGGCGCGACTCGTGATGTGGCTGTTGAATTAAAAGACGAAGAAGGCAAACAAACTACGGCCCAAAAACAATTTCAGCGTCAATGGGAAGCAACTGGAAAAGTGTATTTCGTCGTGCGGACTTTGGAAGAATTTCAAGGGATCATGAACGGAATAGCACTGTTCACTAAAACGGAAACGCTGTCCAGGTACCCACACCGGTCTTGATCCAGACACGTGCGCCGGCCGCGCCGGCTACGTCCCCATACCAGTCGCCGACAAGTCCAAGCCCGGATGCCGGCGCACCCGTGCCGTTGTGCGTGGCGCCTCCCCGGGTCTGGACAAAGGCGGTCGTAGCGAGCTGCGTCGTGTTGGTCCCTGCGGCAGCCGTGGGTGCGGCCGGGTTGCCCGTGAAGGTGGGAGAAGCCAACGGCGCCAGCAACGCTTCCGCAGCTTCGGCTCGCGTTGTTTCCGCGGCAATCGCTGCGGTATCCGTCGCCACCTGTGCAGTCAATGCTACGAGCCCGGTGACGTTGCCGGGATCGATGCCGCCTTGACTGTTGAATATGGCGGTCACCTCCAGAAGCCACCGGTTTAGTGCCGGATCGCGAGTAGCGATTGGAGGTGGCGGCGGTATTTTCAGAACCATAATCAGGTTCCCGGCGAAACGATGGCGAAAATTTCATCGAACGTAAACGGTGCTTGCGTACCACTATATTGCAAACGAAATTGACGACGCCGCCCGGTGCCGAAATTCCTGGCAATTGCACGGCTCGTACCCGGCTGCGGCAACGTCACATGCCGCACGCCGCGCCATGTGACACCGCGATCTTCGGACCAGTCCAGTTGAAATGTTCCGGCCGCGGGTCCCATGGAAGATGTAACATCGATCGAATCGAAAGTCTGTCGTGTTTCTTGTCCGTTCTTACCGGCAGAGATTAGATTTCCGGCGGAACCGCCGGCCCATGGCGTAATAATCGTGCGTGCGAGCGTACCGGCCGGTTCCGCGGCGTTATTAATATCGGTTGTGCATACGTGACCGGTATCAAGCCCGACATAAGTTACACCGCCGTCGTGCTCGGTAGCGCATCGCGCGGCGTGGTCAAGTCGGCCGGGAGACTGCCGATATGACCAGACCCCCGTTGATGACGAAAGTTCGATCGACCACTGACCGGGCAGCGTGAGCACATAAAAATCGTTTCCGCCGTGTCCGTAGGCGTAAGCCGTAAGTGTACTAAGTTGCGTCGTAGAAAGGCTTTGCAAGAGCAGATCAACCCACATAGGCGATACCGGCTGACCGGACTGACCGTTGCATATCCAAACGCGACGATCTGTCGCAACGAATCCGATATTGTCACGAAGCACGGCAAGCGAAAGCCGCGCCGCAATACCTACTGAAATCAATGAGTTGGGATAGGCCGTGAAAGCAAAATCCGTAGCCGCTCCGGGATCGTACCATTGCTCGAGAGATCGCGAGCCCAGCGGCCAAAGAATGCGGCCCGATATCGCTAAATCGATAACTTTGTCCGCACGTGCTTCCTTCGTGGCGAAGTTCAGGCCCGGTACGTTGGCCGGTGCCAGCGCGACCGAAGAGAACATCTTGCTATCCTGGTTGGAGTAAAAATTCGATGCTCCCGCCCAAACGGTAAAGTTATCCAGTATCGCAGCCGCAGATGGGTCGAAATTGATTGATGCGTCGAGACCTGCGTTCACGACGCCACCGGATATCGTTGCGGTATAGCCGGTGCCCGCAAGTGCCGCATTGATCGTATTCTTGTTGGTAGCGATCACAAGTGCCGTGCGATCCTCCGCGAACCGGATGATCGGCTGCACCGAATCCACGGCAACGAAACCGGCCAAGAGTGGAGTTCCCGTTTCGACGCCGGACCATATCGAGCCGTCCGCATGTCCCGTCCATATCGTTTTGAGCGCATGCCCGATGGCGATGCATGGTGCCGTGGACGGACGGCACACTACATCCAGACCCGGGGCACCTATGAAGCGCATCTTTGCTGCTTTGCCTTCTGCCGGGCTCCGCGGCACCACGCGCACATTCACGAGCTTGGCAGCGCTTTGATCCAGGCCGTTCGGGTCCGCAAACGAGCCCATGATATCAATTGTGGACATGTTACGATCTTACCATTCGAAGCCACATTTGACCCCTGGCCCATTCCTTCCACTTCCGATGCGTTGCTTCGGCGTCCATGATGATCGGATCGGTCGGACTGAGCACGCGGCCGTAGGAGCCCATAATGCGTCGGCCGAGTAGGAGCACTGCGTCGTGCACGCCCTCCGGAGGGAGGGTTACAGGGTCGGTACCTGCCGTGTTGGTCAGGGCAGGCACCCGACCGCCGAACTCAATCAGCGCCCGCACGGAAGCCCGTGGCGGCTGCCATGCAGTGATGAGCACGGAACCGTCCGTCTGCCGTTCCTGATGCCACTTCGTAATGATACCGACTTGCGTTGTGCGTACCACGTCGGCGATCGGAGCCATCCGGGTTTCGCGGTTCACGGTCGCACTGATATCGTTCATGTAGATGGCGCGCACTGCAACTGCATCGTTCTGCACGAGATACAAGCTACTGCCGGTGCCGATCGAAAAAGTATAGATGCTGCCCGATACGCCGGGCGGCAATGTCGCCGTGACGCGCTGGATCAAATATTGGCATGCGCCGTCCGCCTGCTCGTTGCGCAGAATGTCGTTAAGCACGGGAACGTTGTTCGCTAAATCCGATGCAGTAGGTTGTTCCGCAGCATCAATAATGCCGAACAATCGAAGCGCCTGCGTTATCACATATGCTGCGTTGACGGTCATTACACCCCCACACGCGCCGCCCATGGCACACCGCGCACAGGATCGGACACGTCATTGTCAGTCAGTGAAACATTCGCGAGTTCCGCGCTCGCAACCGGTGGCGTCACAGTTCGCACGGAACTGGACGGAATGAACATGCCATCGTAATCGGCCGGCACGATCGTATTGAGGTTTGCTACCACCAATGCCACCGGCGGTGTACCCGGAGCAAAAGCGGCCGTCTTGCCATGATCCGCATAGTAGGGCGGTGCCCGAAGCAATGCAGCAAGCCGCGTGGCGTCATCCGGAGCCGCTGCAGGGCCGTTGGCGAATGCATTCGTATCGGTGCTCGAGTAGCCACCTGCGCTTGAAGGGCCGTTGCCCCAGATATCGTCAAGATTCCAGCGCAGCGGCAACGGTTCCGCGGGCGGCTCGATCGATCGGTCTGGCGATACCTGAAAACCGAGCACTTCGGGCCACGGATCGAAACACGGACGCACTGCACGGCCGGAAGTGCAAACCAGCAATCCGGTCAACCGTTCACGGGCCAATGTCGAATAGCGCACACGCGCATTGCATCGGCTGCATGCCCCCCACAGTTCCGCACTGCGAAACTTCGGCCGGGGACTGTGTGTCGGCGATGGCATGCGATACCTTTAAAAACGGGGGCGCCCCCGCGTAAAGAACGCCCCCGAAGTCAGGGAGGAAACGCCGCACGAGGAAGCTTCTCATGCTGCATCGCGACCTTAAACGAATGGCCATCCGAAGTAAATCAGACGGCCATTCGGAAAGAACGCCCCCTAGTTAGGGAGGAAATCGTCCGTGAAAGACCACGAACAGTCGTACTTTACGTGTTGACAAGGCGTATGTCAAATATTATCAACTCCGGGACACGCCAGTACAGGAGTTGATAATGTTTACCGAAGACGAAAAACGAGAACGCCAAAAAGCAAGCCATACACGATGGATGGCGAATCCGGAGAACCGCAGACGACGCAACGAAGCATCACGTCAGTGGGCACTAGATAATCCTGAGCGCGTACGCCAGAACAAGAGGAAACCGGAAACCGTTGCGAAAAAGAAAGCCTACAGGCGGCGTCCGGAGGTGAAAAAAGCGCAACAGGCATACGAAAACAACCGATTGCGAGACCCTGCTAAACGAGCCGAACGACTATATGCTAGCGCAAAAGGTCGTGCAAAAAAGTTCGGTGTTCCGTTCGCCATCACAGTTGCCGACGTTGCCACACTTTTAGAGCGCGGCACTTGCGCGTACACCGGCATGGCGTTTGATTTTTCAGGACCGCCGATCGGATTACGCAAAAACCCGTGGTCGCCGTCACTCGACCAAATCGAACCACGCAAAGGTTATGTTCAGGGAAACGTCGAGATTACCTCAGTGTGGTGGAATCTCGCGAAAAATGAATGGCCGCCTGAAGTTAATCAAGCGGCTATTCGAGGATTGAACAGATTGCAACTTAGGTTGTAAAATAC